ATAAATGGCTACCTCGCCAAATGTAGATGGTCGACCTGGATCTTTATACCCCAAAGTTCTTCCATGTCTAAGAACGTTACCAAGCTGGTATGAAGTGTCTAAAAAAGCCTCATTAATATTATAATCCATGTGAAATGAAAGCTGATCCCCAACATATGCCACAGCATCTAATACCATAGCTCCAAAAGAAGCTTCACTAAAATCTTGAAAAGTATCGGGATAAAACCTTTCAGCTAATTCAAAAAGATCGCTTCTAATTGAATTAAATTCCCTGTTGGTGTAGTTTATTGGTAAATTCTTTTTTTGATCATCAGACATTCTTATTTAGACCTCAAATTAAATAGTGAATTGCAACAAATCACTCACTCCAATATCTGGCACATAATATATAATCCTGAAAGACATTGTGTTTGTATCTGGTTCAAGTTTGTAAAATTGTACATCAGTTATAACAATACCGGGCATATATCTAGCTACTTGTGATTTAATTTTGTCCTTAATTTCGGGCTCGATATTTTCTGAAAAATTTGAAAATAAAAACCTCTGTATACCCACACCAAAGTTCGGGTCCATCACTCTTTCACCGGGATTTGTGAGTATTAACATTTTTAAATTTTGTTTTACAACCTCGGGAAGAGTCTTTAGCATGGTAAAGCCATCTCCCGAATCAAATGTTATTGGTGTTTTTATTGAAATTGAAGACATTTATATTCCCTTCATTAATTAGGTGCAGTTATCTTTTTCCGCACAAATTACCATCAGCGTCAAATGGATTACCAACTAACCTTCTCTTGGACCACCATGGCATTTGTCCAGAAAGAGGTGGAATTGCAAATGCAGACTTTAGATTTTTTATTATAATTGCGCCGGGACTAAAATCTTCATTCCAGGGCGCGAAGTCTCTTTGGTGATAATATCCCTTAAAAATTCTTTTTACTCTGCTTTTTGAGTTTCTTAATAAAACTTTATCCCATGAATCGTATGGCAGTTCAGCTATAAACCAACTGGCCGGCCATGATGGTTTTGAGGCCCGATCATCACGATGTGC